CACAACAGCGGCTCGCTTTACCGCTCCAAATTTCCCAGGCATTGCATAAGCCATGGCGCGGTAGTCTTCTGTTGTTACCGCTCTATTCTGTGTTGCATAGAACCCAAATACGCGCTGCTTAATCTCTTCAGCGTTTGGTAACGTAACACTACCGACGAAGGGTTCTTCATTAATAACTTCTAGCGAGTTCTGTACTGTATTGCGCACTTGCTGCGATAATGACCCCTGAGATGTGAATCTTATAAGTGGGCGGTCCACAGTGATAATTGTGTTAACGGCAGCGTTAACGTCTTGCGTGGTGTTGACACGATACCCTATGCGTAGTGTTGTATTTGAGGGCGCAATACCAAACTTATCTGTGCTGATGAGTTTCGTCGGATCAAATCCGGCATCCGTGATATAGGTTCTACCATTTTGATCTAAGACGAGATCGGCGGGATTGTTAATAGAATTAGAAATTAGTTCCGCATCTGAACCATATCCAAACTGAAGCATTGTGTTGTTTCTCTGTCTCTCCACCACAAAGCGTCGGGGGACTGGAACTGCCCGGAGAATGTTTCGTACAGTACCATTAGTGGCTGTGTTAACATTGCGAATAGCCTTATAGACCGTGTTCTGAGATAGGTGGTCTACTTCTACATACTCGTGACCTTCGCTATCAATTACGCTAATAACTTCAGCCACGTTTGCTACTCCCAGATCCACTGCGCGGAAACGCTGGAACTCTCCGAGTTCTACCTCTTTAAATCCAGAACGCCCAGAAACAGCCATGCCCGATGCACGAATTACGTAATTGGTGGGGGCGCCGCTAGTGTTATCTACCGTGCCCACCACAATTTGGTTTCCAGCGCCAGCAAAATCAACGTCCTGTAGGAGAGTGTACAATCCGCCGCCTGTAGAAGAGCAGCGTGAGCCAGCTCGGAGGACCGGGGCGTAGGCAAGGTTGGGTCCAGTGCCCAGCGCAGGTACCTGAATATAGAATGTAAGGCGCCCAAATGAGGAGGGGCTAGTGTTGAGTTTGAACCCCATCTGCTTCGCTAAGCGAACTACGTTGTCGTACTCAATAGCAGTATCCAGGAAGGATTCATTAGCTTGATAGTCTAGATAAAATGACAGAATATCGCCAACATATGCTACCGTATCCAGCATCAAGGAACCAAAGGAGGCTTCATTGAAGTCCTTATAGGTATCCGAGTAATATGTCTTCGCATAATTCTCTAAGTCTTTGCGAATAGACTCAAAGTCGCGACTGGTATAGTTAATGGATTGCAGCTTTTTGGTCATTTTAGTGTCTCATTAAATAGGTTGATTCTGTTGTATTTGCAAAACTGTGGTTGTCTGCAGGGGCACAATTGTGAAATTTATGCTCACGGAAAGGTCATGAGGGAAGAGGTCAGGGTTGTCCTCCGGAATAGTATATTGTATGTCGTTAATGCTAATATAGGGTAAATAGCTCTGGACTTGGTTTTGAATCGCTGTGGTAATGTCCGCATACGTTGTATTGATGTTGAGCTGAAAAAGGAAATTTCTTATCCCCACGCCGAAATCTGGATCCATCATCCGCTCTCCGGGGTTGGTCAAAAGAAGCATCTTGAGATTCTGCTTGGCCAACTGCTCAAATGTAGTGTTAAGGTTATAAGCCCCAAAAACATCGCTAGTGGTCAATGGAAGTGCTACTGATAATCCTGAACTCATAACCGTTGTCCCCTTTTCCTAGCACTCATTCTCTTCAGCATTTTCAGCTGCGGCATTGTCAACGTTAATCGTGATACCATCGATTTCACTCTTAACTAGTTCTAGAAGCAAATAAAGTAGTCCCAGTGGTGTCGGAGGTATCATAAGCATTCCAGATACAGTTCCGGTGAAATCAATACCCTTCATTGAGACATCAGGAAAGAAATTGCCAGGAAGATCTATATTCTCGCCTGTAAGAGCTGCAGCTATTCCTGCATCACCCTGCTCAAATCCATAGTCAGCAAGACACAGAATAAGAGTCATGAGGTTTCTCCCGGTTAGGTCACTTTCCAGCTCTAGCTCGTTCTGCAGTCTCTCGTTAATTATTTTGGCTGGCTCATTTAAAACCTTAGCCGCTGTTTGAAAACCATGAGCAGATCCTGTTTTGATTAATTTTGTTATCATTACGTGAGGATCTATAAGTTCTACAAGTCCCTTGAGAATGCTAATAGGAGTTTGGATGAGCATCTTCAGAATAAACTTGCCCGTATTTAACCCAAAATCTTCTGGAGACATTCCATTAGCCGCTGCAATTGCGGCTTGTGACGCAGGTCTGCTTAGGTTTGGTTCGATTGGCAAGATGTCATCACCGGCGATAGTATACATCAACAAGTCTAATGCCGTGTTCTTGGGACCAAGAAACACATCCTGAATCTCGGGAAAGTATTTTGTGGTTAGATATAGATTGTGGATCAATGGTACCGCTGTGATGAGATCTTGGTTAAAAGTAGTGGAGAAATACTCCTTATAAGATTCATTGTTGGCGATGATGTTAATCTTGTTGGTATCCATATACCCGACCGAGAAACCGGTTTCCTCCAAATTTGAAGCAATTACTTCTTCTTGGGCTTCCCGAAGAGCGTCTGCTTGTTCGGAGGCGTTCTCAATCGAAGCCTGAATATCGGTCAAAAGAATCTGAAGTCCGGCTTGACAATTGGCTAACATCTTTTCGGCTGCTAGGAGACCCACAACTTGGAGGTTTATGTTGGTGGAGAAGGGGAGGAGATTTGAACCAAACAATGCATTATGCAATGCACAAAGGCGGACGATTAAGCGTGTTCCGACAAATTGCGCCTGCTTGGTATAATTGTCAGCAGGATTATTAAAGGTAAAGAGGTCAGGCTGCGGACGAGTCGCGCCGAAGCGGCGCAGAGAGGTAAACTCCGCCTTATTGTTAATATAGATATTATCCACCTGTATTGTACGAGAGCGAGATGGAGTGGACGCGAAGGCGGCATCAAAATAGCGTTGGCGAATATATGTCTCTTGACTATTGGGGGCATAAACCACGCTTCTAAATCTATTCAGAATATTTTGAGTTTCAACTAGGAGCGTGGGGCGTTCAACTGCGGCAGAGACAGAGACGACGGCACCAGTCTCATCTCCCGTCTCAGCATCAGTGAGAGTTTCAACTTGGAAGGATGGGGGATTGTCCATTGTTGCTGCAGCACTTGTGGCCAGGAGGTCCAAAAGCGCTTTAACTCCAGAGAGTATATCCCACCACTTGGCGCGTTGGGGATCTGTAGGTCCCCGCTCTCCGATGTTAGCGCCGGCGACATACATTTGGGCTGCAATTTGATTAGTTCCCAGGAACTGGTATTTCCACGTGCTCACCTCGTTATAGTCTATCCCCCTGTCTTCAGACAACTCCAATAATAGATCAACTTCCATCTCAAGAATCTCCGGCGAGGACGTCCTCTGGTCCTGACCATCCCACGGCTGGAATATGAGTTTCTCCTCCGTCTTGCTGTAATTACTAAACAGTGCGCGGTAAATCTGCCGTCTGGTCAGGTACGCGGTGTATGGTGAATTATTAGCCATTTTTAATAGTCTCTCTCAGTTTGTAAGTCCCACGGAATAATTCCCAGCTGTCTCCATTTGTCATGAATATACATGCGGAAAGATGTGCCCCACGAATTCTCACTTGGTCTCCAGTATGTGGTCACCCAAATAAGACGATTGATTGCCTGATCGCGGGTTTCAACTTCAAACCCAGCATTGTCCCACGTGCTTGTAAAGCCCTCGTAGCCATCGTTCTGGCGAGGCCGGGTGTCAGTATAATATTGCCCCTCAAGCCATGCGGTTGTGAAGTCTACTGACTCCTGTCCCAGCTCGTGTTTTATAAGTTCTAGTAGGCGGTCGAGGAGCTGGTGATTGGGAATGCCTTCATACCAATAGTCTTTTTGGCGGGTAGTGTTGTAGACTATAATTTCCTCAGGTGCATCGAAATGATCTTCTGGAAGGATCCCTAATCGCCAAAGCTGGTATTCAACAGATTCTTCTCCCTTGTTATCGAACGCAAAACTACCGTTGACAACAATGCCA